GCAGATTAAGAACAACGAGGCTGAACTGAAACGCATGATGGTGTATCACGGTCGCGCAGGGCTTTGGGATGACTGGCTAAAGTTTCAGAAAGAAGCTAAACAACGGCGCGAAGCTGAAGAAAAGGCTGCGTTTCGCAAAGCTGCTGCCCGTAAGGCTAAATTGATTGCAGTCCTAATGTGGGGCTTTATCAGCATCCTGTTAAGCGCCCTCATGATTTTTGGGCTGTACGTTGTTGACTTGATCCGCAACCGTGGATGATCCATGCGCTGGTTTTGGCTGCGCTAGTAAGCACTGATGAATACCGCTGCGTTAGGTGGGCTTGGAAAGATGAAGGCTTCACACGCACTGTGTGGTGCTTGAAGTGGGTTAAAAAAGAAAGGTAATTTATGCTGTCACTATTTTCAACTCTTGGAGGTCTGCTGATCTCTGGTCTGCCAAAGCTGCTGGAGTTCTTTCAAGCAAAGCAAGACCAGGCTCATGAGATGCGCCTTGCTGCACTGCAAAACGAACGCGACTTGGCAATGGCCGCTGCTGGCTTTGCTGCTCAAGCCCGTGTTGAGGAGATCCGCACTGAGCAAGTGGCAATGCAGACTCAAGCGCAAATGGCCGAGGCAGAAGCTGACATGGTGCGTGGCGCTCAAGACCATGACAAGACTATCATCAAGAACGGCAGCACATGGATCGTCAACTACATTGGCACAGTGCGCCCAACAATCACATACATCTTTGTTCTTGAGTTGGTCGCCATCAATGTTTTCTTGTGCTACTACCTGTGGAGCAACCCCGGCCTGATTTCCAACATGGACGACGTACTTAGGTATGCAGATATTATTTTTAGCCCAGACGAAATGGCTATGTTGGGGGGAATTATAGGATTTTGGTTCGGAAGTCGTAACTGGGCCAAAAAGTGAAGTCATTCTTCGGGAAGGCTTGCCCAACGTTTTCCCTTTTCAATAAGGTAAATAGTAGAAGGGTTAACGCCAGCAATGATAGAAATGGCATTGGCTGTCACTCCAAGTCTAAGTGCTTTGCGTATTTCAATAACTTGTTTTTGAGTTAACTTATGATTAGGAGCATTTTCTCCTTTTAGGTTAACAAGGCCAGTTTCCCAAGCATGAGAAACATTTTTTGCGTTTGTCACCCACTCAAGGTTTTCTGGCCTATTGTCTGTTTTAATGCCATTTATATGGTTTATATGCAGACCATCTTGATATCCAGATACAAATGCTTTGGCAATAATTCTGTGGCAAGAAATTTTTGGCCTCTTGTCACCAATTTTTATGCTTACGTACAAGTATCCGTTTCGATCTTTGGTTTGTGCAAGTTTTTTTTCAAGAAAATTTACAGCAAACTCTTGTTGTTTGCCAAATCGACTTCGAATAGATTTTGTCGTAAAAGCTGGTCTGTAAATATTAAGGTCTTGATCTACAAGAAAATCAAAACCTTTTTCTGTGACTTGTATTTTTTGCATGGTGTCAGAATTATAACGCAACAATGATAAAGGTGCAACATGAAAACTTCAGAAGCTGGCCTTCATTTGATGCACAAATTTGAAGGCTATAAAAACAAGCCTTACTTGTGCCCAGCACATATTTGGAGTGTTGGCTGGGGAACAGTGCTGTACCAAGACCAAATCAGGCTACCAATGGTTCGTGTTGAAGGCAAAGACGTTCCAATGATTCGCAAAGAGTATCCACTACGTCAGGAGGACAATCGTGTCTGGTCAAAAGAAGAACTGGTTGAGATATTCAAAAATGACCTCGTTTCTTTTGAACGCGCTGTTCTACGACTTATTCCCGGCGTTGCTGGCCATCAAAACCGCTTTGACGCTTTGGTCTGTTTGGCCTATAACATAGGCAGTGGCAACCTGCAACGCTCAACCATTCGAATGAAGGCCAATAGAGGCGATTGGGAGGGCGCTGCGGATGCTTTCAGGGCTTGGACCAAGGGAGGGGGCAAAGTCCTCCCCGGCCTTGTTAAACGGCGCGAGGCTGAACGCTCTTTGTTTCTAACTCAATAAGCAATTCAATGTAGTGGATGGCTTTTTTTAAGTCATCAACACCACCTTTTTCTTTCCAGCGAGTCACATACTTCACTACATTTCCTTCACAAAAACCAAGGTTGTTTGCGTGAATGTATATGATCGGCTGGATGGCTTTCTTGTAGTGTTCGCCATTGACCTGTTTATCAAACGCACTCATTCTTTGACAAACTGTCCGTGTTCGTTCATTCTTCCGGTGCGTGGCTCAATGACCTTATAGGCTTTGTAGAAGCAAGAGCGCAAGTCCATGTCTGTCAGCACTGCTACGTTGACCAGGGTCACCATAACGTCACCAAGAGCGTCTGCAATCTCTGCGCGGTCATTGGCCTCAATAGCGTCAATCAACTCTTGCGCTTCTTCAAGCGTCTTCTTGGCTTGGCCTAATGCTGTGCCATGCTTGTAAATTCCCCGAGCTTCTGCCCACTGCATGACCTGAAATTCCGTCATGCTGAATGATTGTGTTTCTTTCATACTGTCCATTCTCTTTCGTTACGTCCGCTGTTTGATTTAACAGTGTTGCCTGTCAAATAGATAAGGCCCAAAACCTTCATTTCGTTTAACCGCCTAGCAATCTGATTTCCATCAAGACTAGTCTTGGCTGCAATGCCATCTTTGCCAAGTGGCCCGTGTTCTGTCAGGCATTCAGAGATGATCCTGTAATGCTCTGGCACAGACTTTTGGATTGAGTCTGCTGCTTCAAACGATGTAATTGGATCTTCATTCCTAACCCTTGGGAAAAGGTTTAAGGGATTGCCGCCAAAAAAGTCTTTGAATGATTTTGCATAGCTCATTGAATTATCCTTTTTCAGATATTAAAAGATATTTAAGGAGTTGGCCTACTCGCTACGTCTGGTGCAATTGCTTAATGCTAGTAACGGCGCACCACCAGCATCCGCTTTCGGCCAAAAATCAGAAGCAGTTTGTTGTGCAGTTGCCGCCAGTGCAGCAAGTTGTACAAGTAACAATCCGGCCGTTAGACATGATTGTGTGTGTTGAGCAAGCAGCCCATGTTGCTGTTGCTGCTGCGGCTAATGCGATTGCAATGATTGCTTTTTTCATGATGTCTCCTTAAAAATCTAAATCGTCAAAGTCTTGAGCTTTGGCTTTGCTGGTTGGTTGGCTGGATTGGCGTGTTTCCTGTTTAGGACGCACTGACAGACTGATGAAGCCTGTACCTGCTTTGCTCTGCTTCTTCCAGCCAGAGATCCAGTATTCAGTCCCATCAATGTTGATGGAGCCGCTCATGTCGGGGTGTTTCTCTTCCGTTTTCTTGTCATTTTTGAACAAGGAGCCACGGTTTGTATTGTCGAATTCAGCCATTATTTAACCTTTTGCATTTTTGAGTGCAGAACGCACGGTGGAAGACATTTGACCTGCCAACCAGACACGCTGATCAGCCTCCAATGCCTGTTCGTCAATCATGGAAAGAGCTTCTTTAGCCTTACCCTGGTCAACCAACTCTGTTACTCCTGCTGCCAAGTCAGTCAGGAAATCTTTGATATCTTGTGGAAGGTCATCACCAATACCACCCCGAGGTGTGACTACTGGTGCGTTGCCTTTCTTTTTGATGCCTTCATCTGTCAATTTAGGAGAAGAGTCCAAAGCATCGTGTTCAACGATCTCAAGCGCTGCAACCCACAAATAACGTCTAAGGTATGTCTGTACTGCTCCAAGGTTTTGGACCTCGTGACAGCCCTTTAAAGCCGCTGTAGACATAGGACTGTTGATGACAATCCGGTCTTCTGGCTTATCAACATCAATGATGGTCATGGATGCTTCTTCTTTGCCAAAACTGATGACACCTGTGATGCCATGTTGCTTGAAGATCTGCAAAGCAGGGATCAGGAAGTCGCCCAACTCAAAGTAGTAGTAGTTGGCAAACTTGTTGTGGCCTGTTTTCTTGAGCTTGGTCTTGTGAAATTCATCACGAGCAGCATTGAGTTTTTGATAGATATTCATTTTATTTCCAGTTTGCTGAGTCATATTCATCTTGAACGATTTGATTCTGTGTCTCAT